GAGGCTTTTACTGGTGATTTTAGTAGCACTTCTTATTCAAGCGCCCGAACGGCTTTGCTGCAAGAAAGGGACTGTTATCAGGTTTTACAAAATTGGTTTATTAATTGCTTTTTATTGCCTTTTTATCGAGAATGGCTTGATGTGGCGGTGTTGTCGGGTCGGGTAAAAATTGATGATTACTTCCAAAATCGCGCCCATTACTGCAAGCCTAAGTTTACCTCTCGCGGTTGGCCTTGGGTTGACCCGTTAAAAGAAGTCAATGCCAATATTGAAGCGGTTAAAGCCGGGTTTAAAACTTTAACGGAAATTGCGGCGGAATCGGGTAAAGATTTTGAGGATATTGTCAAGACGCGCCGGCGAGAATTGGATTTATTGGCAACTTATCAAATTGATCTTGTGGATACTGGCAGTCAGTCTGTGGAACCAGTGATAATGACCGAGAAACAGTTTCGCAGTTTAAAGTACAAGTCAAATCTTCGACTTCGCTCAGATTAGAAATTTTGTGATATATTAATTTTAGTAGTAGAACGATTAAAAAATCCCCTGCGTTTTCTGGCGGGGGGTTTAAAAAGTCTAGATCACCTTATTAATAAATAAATTTTTCACTGCCAACGAGGAAGAAATGGTCATGGTGGAAGCCTGAGAGGGTTTCCTCTTTTTTTTGTGTAAAATAAAATTAGTAGGAGGGCTTATGCAAAATAAACCAGAAACTGGCATTAAACATTTTAGAGATGTAAAGTTTGAGCGGCAGGAAGAAGACGGCGAAACTTTTAGTTTTAGCTGGTCTAGCGAGTATCCTGTAGATATGTATTATTTTAAAGAAATTTTATCCCATGAGGAAGGGGCGATTAATCTGGAAAGATTAGCCGGGATGAATTTGCTTTGGAATCATGATCGAGATATTGTTTTAGGGAAAATTGAACGGGTCTGGGTAACGGATAAAAAAGCTTATTGTCAAGCGAGATGGAGTAAAAAGTCAAGTATTCAAGAGCATCGACAAGATGTCAGCGACGGGATTATCACTAATGCTTCTTTTTTGTATTCTGTGGAAGAATACGAGGAAATGAGCCGTGATGATGGAGAGGATGGTTATTGTTTTCTAGGGAAACGATGGACTCCCTACGAGATTAGTTTGGTAAGTGTACCAGCAGATCCGACGGTGGGCATCGGACGATCTTTAACAGATAGTAAAATAGAGGAAAAAAGAGGTTTGATTATGGAAAAAATGGAAAAAAGCGTATTAGATGCGCGTAATGAGGAATTAGAGCGAACTAAGGAAATTTTGGCTATGGGCGAAAATTTTGGAATGCGCGATTTAGCCCGATCTTTGGTAAGCGATGGCACGGATTTAAATACAGCTAGGCGAACTTTTTTGGATAAGATGCGACCAGAACAAAGACCAGTGGCACAGGCGATCGATACTACGTTGGGCTTATCTGACAAAGACCAGCGATCTTATAGTTTGGTGAATGCAATTAATGCTGTGGCTTTTCAAAGCCCTGACATGATTGAAAAAGCTAAGTTTGAGCTTGAATGCTCAGGAGAAATTGCTAGAAAACTTGGGCGAGCGACTAATGGCTTTTTTATGCCAATGAGAGATTTACGCGTTCGGCCTGAAAAGATACAAAAACGTGCAACTTATGCAGTAGGAAGTCCAGCCACTGGTGGATATACCGTCGAGACAAATTTATTGGAACAAAACTTTATTGAACTGCTAGAAAACCGAGCAATGGTTATGCAGTTGGGTGCAACTATGCTATCCGGGCTAGTGGGAAATGTGGACATCCCAGGACAAGCAACATCCGAAACTGCTTACTGGATAGGCGAGGGAAATAACTTGACACAATCGGAAGGAACTTTTAAACAAATTCCTTTACGGATGAAAACGGTGGGGGCATTATCTGTGTTTACTCGCAGTATGATGATGCAATCCTCGATTGATATTGAGATGCGAATCAGAAATAATTTTGCTAAGAGGATGGCTTTAGCGATCGACAAAGCGGCTCTTTCGGGAACTGGATTAAATAATCAACCAAGAGGGATTCTTAATACCAGTGGAATTGGTTCGATTTCTTTGGGGACAAACGGCGGCAACCCAAGTTGGTCAAGCATTGTTGGTTTGATGAAAGAGATCCATATTGAAAATGCTATGTTAGGGGGAACCGCTTGGCTGACCAATCCCCACGTTTTAGCAAAACTAATGACCACCCCTGTCCAAACTGGAGGAACGGAAGGTAACTTTCTTTTAAAAGAACCCGGGAACATTCTGTGCGGATTCCCTTTTTATATGACCAATCAGGTTCCTGCTGATTTGACAAAAGGCACGGGGACAAATTTAAGTGCTTTAATTCTAGGAAATTGGCCTGAATTAATCATCGGAGAGTGGGGAGTGTTTGAAGTTCTTGCTAATCCCTTTGCGGATACTGCTTTCGCAGCAGGTAGCATACAGGTGCGGTGTATGCAATCAGTGGACGTAAATATTGGGAATCCCGAAGCGTTTGCTGTAATTACTGACATGATTACTTCTCTTTAATGGTTTCATTAAATACTATGACTACTAAATATCGAGTTCGAGCCGGATTTTTTCCAGAGGTGCTACAAGGCAACTCTAGATTATGTTATGAAGGAGGAAATGAGATTGAGTTAACCCCTGAGCAGTACGAGGGGGTTAAACACATGATTGAGGAAATACCTAAAGTTAAGGAGCCTAAAAATGCCACTGTATAAAGTTAAACCCGAACGTACAATCGAGCATGAAAATGTTTGCTATTTTGAGGGAGATGTAGTCGAATTAGCGTCTGAATACGGAGCTTTTCATGAACCGAATATTGTGGTTGTGCCTAAAGTTGTTGATGCCGAAGTTGTCCCTATTGAGGAAGACGAGGAAGACGAAGATGATGCTGAGGATGAAGAGGAAAAAAGCTCGTCGTCTTTAGTTTGGCATGGCTGATGTTTAACGAAAATCTTGACGCGTTTCTGGAAGATTTTGGGGTTATTGCTGTGGTTAATGGCGGCAATAACTCTTTTTTTGTTTTGTTTGATGAGTTCCATTCACGAATGGATATTGGGGTAGAGGGTCGGTCATTGATTGCTACGGCAAAATCTGAAGATATTGCTAATTTAAATCACGGGTCGATGCTGATTATTGCTGATGAAATGTATGAGGTGGTGGGGATTCGTCCGATTGATGATGGTAAGTTTACTGAATTAGATTTAAAAGAATGATTAGCAAAAGATTAAAAATATTAGAAGATTTGCAAGATGCTTTAAAAGCTATTACCTTTGCTAATGGTCATTTAACTAATATTGGCAATAATGTTGTTTACTGGCAAGACACAGACTTCGAGTATGGAGAATCTGCGCTAGTTTTCAGAGATACTATTGAGGATATTTCCCAAAATAATTATCCTTACGAAAAAACGTTAATTGTAGAAATTTGCGCTATTCAACAAAATGCCGAGGATGCTTTGCTGTTGGTTTCCAGCAAAATTTTAAAAGATTTGGAAAAAGCCATAGATACTTTTGAGATTGACTTGGGAAAAGCTAGGATAACAAATACAGAGAAATTTGTGGAAACAAAGGGCAAAAAAACGCTTAAAATTAAGGTTAAAGTAAAAATTGAATATCGGGATTTTTTAGAATGATTAGTTTTTTGCTTGCTACAGGGTTAACGGTGACTCCTCCTGTGTATCATGCGCCTAGTGGACAACAGGGGCATTTAGTCACTACGCAGGCAGAAGATAGTTTTAAGATTGGTAAATTTTTAGAGAATAATTGGGTGTTTTTGCTGGGAGGGATTATTTTTTTAATTCGCTTGCAAAACAGCGTTGAGGATATTAAAAAAGATAATCAAAATAAAATTGAGTTATTAAGCAAAGATTTTGAGCTTATTAAGTTTAGTCTAAACGAACTTAGAGAACAAATTGATAAAACGGCGGGGACAGCTAAGGAAGACGTGCGCCGTGTTTCGGTACGGGTCACGAAACATCAGCAAAAACTGGACAAATTGATTGACTTAATTAATCATGATCGCAGTGTTAACGGTAAATCACCTTTTGTGATAGATAGCCATAGCAGCGAGGATGATTTTTAGGTTAAAATTTAAAAAAATAGGAGGCTTAATATGGTAGCACCACAACAAATTTTTCCAGGACAGGAAACAAAGTATCTTTTGGGACAAGGAAAGGTTTTTTTTGATTTAATTAATCCGACAACTAAGCGCCCAATGGACAAAGCCCGTTTTGTTGGAAATGTTCCCGAAGACGGTTTTGTCCTTACTCCAACAGTGCAAAAAGTTGAACACATGGAGTCACAAACTGGCAAAAACAGGAAAGATATTGTATTATATCCAGGCCAGTCTTTGCAAGTAACAGTCCGTATGGAGAATGTCGATGTCGAGAATTTAGCTCAAGCAATATTCGGAACAAGTGCTACTATTGCCCAAGGAACTGTTACTAACGAAGCGCATACGGCTCATAGAGGATATAGTTTCTTTCTAAATAGACCAAATCTTACTAGCTTTACGAGCATAACCCCCACTGCTGTCGCAGGAACTGATTACAATGTCAACTTAAAAACAGGAGAGGTTTTTATCCCTAAAAATAGCGCTATTGCTGATGCTACAGAGGTTCAATGTAGTTATATTGCTGGTGCTATTAATCGAATTAGTGGTTACACGGCTTTAAACAGCGAACTTTGGGTTCGATTTAATGGCTTAAATATGGCCGACAAGTTGACTCCGATAGTTGCTGAAGTGTTTAAGGTTAGCTTTAATCCAGCAAGTGCGCTAGATTTTATTAAAAATGCTTTCCCGGGGACTCAATTGGAACTAACGGGCGAAGCCCTGTATGAGCCAGCGTTGGAAACGGTAGCTGGTTATGAAGGGGGGATGTATCGAATTTTTACGGTATAATTGAAGTTGGTTTTTTGTTGAACTCTAGCGATTGCGAGGACGGCAAAACCGTCCTTTTTTTTTATTATTTATGGCTGCCAAAAAAAATCAACTCTCTGTTTTAATTCCTGATCGGAGTTTCGATACTTCCATCGGGGACTTAGTTCTTAAGCCGTTTAAGTTTAAGCAGTTTAACACTGCCTTAGAAATTATTCAGAAATATGTTCAATTTATTCTCGGAGGCGAAGATGTAACAACCGGATCAATCGTTAGTTTTTTACTCGAAAAAAGCGAGGAAGATTACTCGGTTTTAGTCGATATTGTTAAGCTTTTGAGCCTTGTTTCTGGCAAGGAATCTGAAGAGATTGATGAGCTAACTTATGATGAGGTTTTTGCCTTGTTATCCGAGGTGATTGATCAGAATAAGGATTTTTTCTCCCGGATAGGCAAGAAAATCAACCCAGGGCCAGCAGCAGAACCCAACGGGGAGACTCCGGAGGTGACGACTGGGGAATCCGAGTCGCTAGGCTAATTCGATTTGGCCACTCCTGGCAGGAAATTCAGGAATACACCTACGGACAGATTAAATTATTTGCTGAGGCGGCGGTAGAGATTGAGAAAGAGGAAAGGAAACTTAACCTCTTGGAATCAGCTATCGCCGCGCAAGGCAATAAGGAAGCGATCGATAAAAGATTGAAAGAGTTGGGGTAATAGTCATGGCAGTTCGGGATTATTCAGGATTTCAGGCGATTGTTAATTCGGTTGAGAAGTTGCGGGAAACGGTAGATAGAGAAGCCGATAAGCAGTTAACTATTTTCCGAGTAATTCGCGATGACCAGCGATTACAGTTAACGGCTTTAGATCGGATGGTAGAAGGGTTGAGAAGTCGCTCTCAAACCCGCAATAATTTCGGATTTCCTGATCGACTAGAACTTAAAAATGTCAGGCTAGAAACTAGATTTGTCCAGTTGTCTGCTCGATCGGTGATTGTCGAGACTAAGGGGGGATTAAGCAGGGAAAAACAGAGTAAGACAGATTCTCAGGAGTTGGCTAAAGCTTTAGGGTCTGAGATTAAAAAAATTAAGATTGGGGGTGGGTTAGGAAATCCCTTGCAGATTCTTGGCGCTGGAATTTTATTTCAATTTGGGGCGCAAATTGCTAAAGGATTTGAGCAAAGTTTTGGAAAAAAAACGGGGTTTACGTTCGCTAAAGCTGGAAAATTTGCGGGAACCTCTGTCACTGATCCAGTGCAAGCAATTAAAAATACGATAAAAGCTAGGCGCAAGGAACGACTTGAAAACGAGTCTGTAAAACAAGCTCAAGAAATGGCTAAAGCTGAAACAGTTAAAGTTGATCCCAATAAGATTAACGTTTTTGCTGTAGGAGGCGCTGGAGGTAACGCTGGCCGTGGCAGTGTTAACACGGCAAAAAATATTAAGAATTTTTTTGGGAGAGACAACGTTAATGTTATTCCTGTTAACAATCCAAATTCTGATCCTAGTAGCAAACCAGAAGATATTTATAATTTTTTGCTAGAGCAATATAATAAATATTTACAAAATTATCTTATTCGCGGTTACAATCCAGACGCAGTTAAATTAGCGTCTAAAGTTATTGCTGCAAAAAAACAAGACCCAACCGCTAAAATCCAGTTAATTGGGGAATCTTTAGGTGGCACAATTGTTGAAGAAGCGATCGCGATTTTAGAAAAGACAGGAATTACTGATGTTAAAGGAATTGGCACAGGTACTCCTGATATTGGAATCGGCTTTGATCAAAAAAATTATCAAGGTTTTTTAGGAAAAAACGATAAAGTTAGAAAATCTTTATTGTTACAGTTTTTGGCGCAAAGCAAAAATAAAAATCAAAATTTAGAAAATATTGGTCAAATTGCTAATTTAGATAATCACTATTTTAAAGAGTATCTTTTTCATCCAGACGTTTTAAAAAATCTTCCTGAGATGGTTACTCCTACTGCTTTGCAGTCAACTTTTAACAATCATATTAAAACTTTATTAAACTCTAAACAACTTGCTAGTTCTTTGCCCAAAAAAGCTAAAAATGTATTAGCGGATACTGTTTTAGAGGAGATTGCTTTAGCTAAAAATATAATTTCTGAATTTAATTTAGAAGGATTAGACGATCTAATTATTGCTTACAATCAATTACAAGCATCTTTAGCGTTAGCATTTCCAGAACAATATTTAAAATTTAAAGATACTAAAAATGTAGCGCAAGTTAATTATCAAGAAATTGCTCAACAAGTGGGTGAGTTATCGGGGGTAACTCCTGATAAATTGCCGCAGTTATCTAATGAAATTATTCAAAAAGAAGGCGTAAATGCTGAAATAAGGAATAATAAAATTTATCTTTCTAAAAAAATTGCTGATAAACTTGCAAAGGGAGAAATTGATGCTGATGTTGTCGAGACTTTAATCCACGAAATTCGGCACGGTGTTCAAAAATACGTTAAAAAATTAATAAACACAGAAGAGTTAAATAGTCAGGCTACGCAAGGAAATCTTAATCAAAAAGCAATTCCTTTGCTAGAGTATCAAGCTCAAGGCAGCGTTGAATCAATAGAAAAAACTTTAGGACGCAAATTGTCTGCCGAAGAAACAGCTAAGGTTTTTTCTGAAGAATTAGATGCTTATAGTTTTCAGTTTATTAATGCAAGAAAAGTTTTAAATAAAATTCAAAAATCTGCTGCTAGTCTTAATAAAGAAATAGAAAAAGAGACAAAACCAAATGAACCTAATCAAGTTCCGATTAAGCAGGATACTCCGGGAAGACCTGACGGAAGCGGAAATCAGCCTCCCGATCGCAGTCCTGACGTTGTTCGTGTGGGACCTGTGGAACTTCCTCCTAGTGCCGGCAACAATGTGGATACTCAAGCCGATCTTCCTAGAGGAGGAGGACTTGCCCCGCTGGCGGGACAACTTGATACTTACCAAAAAACGCTAAGGGAATCCTTAGCTAGGGTTTTAGATGCTGAAAAGGCTCAAACCGAGATAGAAATTGAGCCTGGTTTCTGGGTTGACGTTGAACAGTTAAATCAGGGATTTGTCAACAAAACTCAAAGACGATTAATCCTTTTTTGGGAAAAGCTTCGGACTAATTTAGGCAAAGAGATTAATCGGACTTTAGCCGGTCTGTTGGGGACTATTCCGGGGGCAATGCTGGGGCGCGGCTTAACCGGGGATCCAGTTGGGGGATATCTAGGAGGGATGGCCGGGCGCTTGATTGCGGAAACGGGATTCCAAGATGTTTCTAATTTCCGATCGCTTCAGCAACAAGGAATGTCCCCGGCTACGGCTGAATTCTGGCAGCAATTTGGCAATAATAGAAAGTTTTTACCTAATACGCTTCGGAAAACCGCCGTCGGGTATGTCACGGGGTCGGTGGTTGGCCGAGGCATTAATGATGTGATGGAAGCCACGGGAGCCAATGAATTGATTGGTGCTTTGATGCCATCGTGGTTAGAAACGGCGATCGGCGACGGGATTAATCGCACTATCAAAACAGTAGCTGATCCTAATATTGATTTGGCTATTCCCCATTTACCATCGGCAGCAAACAAGATTTTATCCGCTCCCTTGCACGCCGTGGGGAAATCTGTGGCAGCCCAAGGATTTTTGGGGAACATGGGACTATCTTTCTTAGATGCCCAAACCAAGACCGCGTTAATGCCAGTTCGGGAAGCGTTAACGGGCGTTGGTCAGGCTTTGGGTGGGGAGGGTCTGCTAGGGGAATATTTGGGCGATCGATTTACTGGGTTGGGCATGGGAGCGATTCAGGATACTGCTAAGGCAAGCGGACGGGGAGTAGCGGGGATGATTGCGCCGGGGTTGCCGGCTGAGGTCAGAAATTTTATTGCGGATCAGGTAATCAAGCAAGGTGTTCTCGATGGCACGGTCAGGGATCAAGTGGCTCCCTTTTTGGCTAGTCGGGCCGGGACTGATGTGTTTGCCCGTGGGGTTAAGGTTCCTGTTACTGGAAGGGTTGCGGGAACGATTAATCAAACTTTGGATAAATACGATCCTTTCGCGATCGCGCCTAAACAATCAGGTGGGCATTGGTAATGGTTTCTTAGGCTTTTTTGATAATATTCGCACTAAAACCTATGACTTTGCCAAGAAAACAGCAGGGTTGACTGACAATCCAGTAACTTTAATTGATCAATACATTGTTTACCTTGATCAATTGGTTCAAGATGCTCAAAAACAGGCAGAAGAAACAGTTAAGGGCATTATTCCTGATTACAAAAATCTAACGATTCCTGAGCGAAAAGAAGCGATTGGAAGTTATAAAGCTGATGTCGTCAAACAAATCAAAGAATTTAGAAAAGCAATTAAAGAAGGGGATAGTCAGCTTGTTTTAGAAATTGGTGAAAACGTTTTAGCGTTAGTAGAGTCAACCCGAAAAGTTTACAAGGATTTACTGGAAGCTGTCCCGTCTGATCTTAGTGGCACTAAATCAATTCAGGCAAATCAAAGATATTTAACTAGCATTCAAAACGAAGTTTTAAAAGGACAGCCTAAAAAAGCAGGATCGGCTAAAACTGGTTTAATGCACCTGGTTGGCACGGAAACCAGCGAAGGGTTTATTAAAGGGATTGAAGAAAAGTTAAATAAGGTAAGAAATAGCGGAAAAGAGTTAGCAGAATCAGCGATTGAGGGAGCGAAAAAAAGATTAGGTATTGCTTCGCCGTCTAAGGAATTTGAGAAGTTAGGTGAAAGTTCTGGGGAAGGGTTTGAGATTGGGATTGAAAAATCCCTTGATTCTGCCAAATCGGCTATTAATAAGAAAATACAAGAAATCCTTAATATGGATTTCTATCACGGAACAAGTAAAGCAGGAGCCAAATCAATTCGACAGCAAGGGATTGACGTGGATCGAGTTCAAGATGCCATTTATGGCAAGGGATTTTACTTGACTGATAAACTTGGCGAAGCTGAAAGCTACGCTTCGGAGCATCGTCGTCCAGAGGTATTAAAGGCAAGATTGAATGTCAAAAATCCTTTTATCGTTACCGAAAAAGGCTATCAAAACTTCATTAAACACGCACAAAAAAGAGGCGAATTGATTGATCCTTTTTCTCAAGAGGATCCCACAGGGGAAAAATATCAACAGTATCACAGAGATAAAACTAAGCTTTTACAGAAAAAGGGTTATGATTCGATATTTGTCAGAGATAAAGGTTTTGCCGTAGCTTTTGAAGCTGAACAAGTAAAGCTTGAGGAGTCTGGCAAGAATGCAAGCGAAAGCATGATTGCTTCAATTAAAAAGCTACTTGGCAAGTTATTCGGTTTAGGTAAAAAATCTGGCAGTGCTTTTGACAAACTTGGGAAAGACACTATAGAAGGTTTTGTTCAAGGAGTACAGGGCAATAAACCTGACGCAATTGATGTTACTGAGGAATTAGTTGATTCAGTTATTGAAAAAGCTAAAAACGATTTAGAAATTCAGTCACCGTCTAAAAAATTTAGAAGAATGGCTCAACAGTCAGTGGCTGGATTTGTTCAGGGTTTAGGTGAAGGCGAAGAAGAGGTTAAAGAAGCAATAGGAAGTTTTTGGGATAGCTTAGAAAATATTCCTATTCTTGGCTGGTTAGTTAAGGCTGGTAGATTGATCGCTAAGCTTATAGGTGATATGTTTGGGTCTAAAAAGCCAGGCAACCAACCTAAAAAACAAGAACCTAAAGAATTAATAAATAATAGTCTTTATGCTAAATATGTTGCTTATTTAGATTCTTTAAAAACATCTAACAAGCAGCACACTTTAAACCACATCCAATCTTCTCAGCAGTATAAAAAGTTTAAAGGATTAAACCGAGAAGACCAGCTAAAAGTTACTCAACAATCTTTTAGCGAAATTAAAGAACAAGTTAAAGAGTTTAAAGAAGCTATTGCTGATGGCAATAAAGATTTAGCTTTTGAGGTTGGGGAAACTATTGTCGGTGCTACGGAAACCCTTAAGCTGATTTACGATGATTTGATTCAAGAGATTGAACCTGATAGTGATTTAGCTAAACAATTAGAAAAAGAAAGAAAAGCTGTTGAGAAAATACAACGGCAAACTATTGGCAATAAACGCACTAAAACGGGGTTAACAAATCTTGCGCGTGAAGCGGATCGTGCGTTAGAAATGGGGGAAAGCGTAGGCGATGGGTTTGTTCAAGGGATTGAAAGTAAAATAGGGGAAGCGGGCATCGCTGCCGAAACTTTAAGCGAACAGGTGATTAAAGAAGCTGAAAAACGTTTAGGTATTCAGTCACCGTCAAGGGTTTTTGAGGAAATTGGTCAGAAAGTTGTAGAAGGATTTAATCTTGGAGTTCAAGCAATACAATCAGCGATCAATACACCTATTGATCAAGCGTTAACCGCAGTTGATAATAGTTTTTCTGCTTTTATTGGTAATGCTCAACAGGGCTTTAATGATTTTGTTGCCCAAATTGAACAAGATTTCCCGATTTTTGCGGAATTGAAAGATTTAATTTTAGGACTAGCGGCGGGGGTTGCCTTAAATAATATTTTTGAGCTTTTAGTCGGTCAAATTACTGCGTTAGGTGATGCTTCTTTTGGCGCTGTTTTGGAATTAGAGTCAATGCGATTAGCGTTAACTTCGGTGACTGGAAGTGCCGAAGCCGGAGCTAAAGGATTAGCTTTTGTGCGAGAGGAAGCGCAAAGATTAGGGGTTGAATTAAAAACGGCTGAGGAGGCTTATACAGGCTTTTTGGCAGTAACAAAATACACTGTATTGCAAGGAAAACAAGCGGATCGAATATTTAGTGTTTTTCAAGAAACGGCCGCTCGTCGCGGCTTATCTAATGAAGAACAGGGGCGGATGTTTGCGGCAATTAACCAGGCGATCTCAAAGCGAAAATTGTCCGCCGAGGAAGTGCGTGGCCAGCTGGGCGAGATCCCAGGTTTGGCTTTTGAATCTACAGTAGCTCGATCGATGGGGGTTAATCCAGCGCAATTAAGTGAAATGATGGGCGACGGCTTGTTAATGGCTGAGGATGTGTTCCCCAAAGTTGCGGCTCTTTATGAGGCGGAAAATGCCAAAATTGCGGGGGGAACCGAGACAACGGCTCAAGCTTTAACTCGGTTCCAAAATGCGATCGTTAATCTACAAAGAAGTTTTGAGGGGTGGATAGCTCCCGCAAAAACCTTCTTTAACTTTTTTGCGGCGGCAATTGAAAAAATCAGCGAAATTATTCCGATTGTCGTTCGTTACCTCGGTATTTTCTCGGCGGCTTTATTTATTGATTTTGCTAAAATATCTATAGAGTTAGCAAAATTTTTAGGAGGTTTGAAATCTGTACAAGCTGTTCTATCTGTATTGGCTAGAATAGCGGTGGCAGCTTTTAAACTTATTTACAAAGAACTGTTAATATTCTTAGGGCAATTTGCTTTACTTACTCTCGCTTTTGATGCTGTGGGAGCGGCGATTTATGTTCTTTCTAATAATGCGTTCCCTGAGTTGAAAAAAGATATTGAAGAAGCAACTAAGGAAGCTAATCGATTAAAAGAAGCTTTAGACAATGTGGGCAAAGCAACTCAAACTATACCTAAAGAGTTACCTAAAACCGAAGAAGAAATCGTAACCTCTCGAAACTGGAATATTTTAGGATGGGATACTGGTTTTAATTTAGAGGGTGCTAGGCAGTCTTTAAACAACATTGATAAAGCTTTAGGTTTTGAACCTATGTTAACAACTCTAGGACAGCAAGAGTTTGCTAATTTTCAGGAAAATGTAGGAGGGTTGCTATCTCAGGTAGATAGTAATCTTATGGAACAATTTAATGTTGAAAAAACTATTAAAGAAATTCGTGAGCTTGACAAAGAACTAGCTAAAGCTCGATCTAGACAATTTAACATCCCTGCGGGGGATAAAAAACGCTATGAAGCGGCAATTAAAGAACAGCAAAAACTTATAGAAGAAAGAGATAAAAGGCTTGATGTTACAGCTAATTTTGAAACAGCCTTGCAAAACAGCAAGGCTAGAATTGAAAAACAGCTAAAAACCTTAGATGAATTAGTAGCGAGACGGGGAATTACAGAAGAGGCAGAAAAAGCACTTAGAGCGCAATTAGAGCATAGATTAAAAGATATTGATAAGACCTCGACTGCGTTTGACGATTTAATGTCAAATTTGCAAAAAAGCGTCAACGCGCTGACTTTGGCTCTACGAAATCTTAACGAACAGGCGGCGTATTTCAACGAGACTCTACAACGCAACGCAACCAATGCCAGAGTCCAGTTTATCCGTCGGGCAAGGGCGGCGGGAGTAGGGAGTCAAGTTCGGGACTTAGGGCTTGAGGAAATTGAACAAAATACCTTAGAGGCAAGGATAGTTTTTCTGCGTGACCAGTTGGGAGCGGTGAACGAAATTTTAACTAAACCTGACTTTGCTGACGTGCTAACGGAACTTCGGCAACAGGCAGAGGATATGGGGGTTAATCTTGAAAACACGGCCACCATTGACCGCTTAATTGCAGAGAACCGCTCCCAACAGGAAACGGCTGTCCTTAATACTCTCAAGGAACAATTAAGGCTACAAGACGAATTAGGACAAGCTGAGGAAAATTTAGAGCAGTCAATTTCCAGCACGCGATCGGGAATCACAGACCTGAATAATTCGGTTGAGGAATTCTTCTTTAACCTTACCCAACGAATTGATGAAGCGATTGTTGAGGTCGATCGAATTCTCAACAGGTTGAAATACACCGATATTAAGAACAGATTACAGCGTGCCTTAGTGCCGGGGTCTAATACCTTTGTTAATGGACTGGTTGGACAAATTCAAGGGATTTTTGACCGGGCTTCGGGAATTGTCGAGCAGTTGTTAGGGCAACGGTCAGCGAGGATTAACTTTGTTGGGGAGCGGCGCGGCTTACAGGTTGAGCTAGAGAATTTCACTCGCAATTTGGGGGGAGCCACGGAAGCTTTAGAGTTATTCCGTCAGGGCTTGTTAGGTAGTCAGCCGTCGGGTGGTGGTCAGCCGTCAGCGTCGGGGCGATTCAGTTTAGGAAAAATAGGCGATACAGGCATAGGGTCAGGATCTCATCTTGATATTCGTGGACGGGATGCGAAGGGAAATATTATGAGCGAAGCTCGCTTAAGAGAGTTTTTCTCACAGGTTTATGTAGATGGCAAACCTTTAAGCGAGCAACTTAACAAAATTACTAGCGGCTACGGTATTCGCCGGCCTCCCGTTCCGGGTGCTTCTAGAGAGCATTACGCTTTTGATTTTGGATTCCCCAAAGGAACCCCTCTAGAATTTCGAGGCGCGGCATCTTCAGCCCGAAGCTTTTTCACTAGAGGCAACGGTAACACGGTAGAACTGACCTTACCCACTGGGGAAAAATTACAATTTTTACACCTTGATTCAGTTGCCAATTTAGGAACTATTCAACGCGGGGGGGTGAATATTCCAGGGAATACTCGGCAACAAATGCCGCAAAATCTGCAAAGAGGATCAAATATTCTTGTAAGGCGATCTGGAAAAAAAACACCAGAAGGATTAGAAATTCTTCAGTTTGATCTTGTCAAAGACGGAAAAGTAGTAGATACGGTGATCGGAGGCGTTACTGGTCGTCCTTCAACCCAGTCCACAATTGGCACGGATAAAACTAATATTCGTGGCAGTGAAACTCCACTTCCCGATGGCAGTTGGTCTATTAATCGTAATCATGCTTCTCGTTATCTTGAACAGTTTAATTCTGGACAGTTGGCAAATTATAATCCCAGTCAAATTCCACTAGGAACTGTTGGCCCTGCATGGATCGGAGTTGAACCAAATTTTTCCACGGGAAGATCAGAAATTGGTTTTCACTTAGAAGATTTACAAAGAGGAAGTGCGGGGTGTCTTGTTTTCACCGATCCCGCTCAAATTGCCAAGTTAGCTAATTGGGTAGTTCAATCGGGAGCAAAATCACTTTATGTTGATCTTGATGGAAAATCAACGGGGCAAATTAATAATCCAGGGAATACTCCGCGCCGAGGGATGCCGAATGTTCCTTTTGCTTCTTTGATTGAAAGCGCCGCTAGACAAGCTGGGATTGATCCATTATTATTTGCCGCTCTGGTTAGAAAGGAATCGGGTTTTAGGCAAGAAAAAAGCCCTGGACAGATTTTAACGAGTTCCGCTGGCGCGGTGGGAATAGCGCAATTAAAGCGTAGTACAGCTAGAGAATTAGGGGTAAATCCTGATAAAGTAGCTGAAAATTTAATTGGCGGAGCGAAATATCTTGCTAGAATGCTTGAGCGATTTGGGGGGAATATTGAGTTAGCCTTATCAGCTTACAAAGCAGGGCCAGGTAATGTTAGAAATAATCAAATGGCTCGCGGCACGGTTCAAGATGTCGGAATAGTTATGCAGTATTATCGGGAATTTCAGCAAGCGAGTCAGGTCGCTAGTGCTAATCAACCCGATGTCCCCAATCCTCCAGTTCCTACCGTTAATAATGCCGCTGCTGAAGGATTAACTAATCGGTTGATTCAAATCAAGGAAAATCAAGTTAATTTAGGCGATGCTGGTGTTCGTCAAGAGATTGAAGGGTTTCTTATTGAGTTACAACAAACTCAACAGGACATCTTGCGACAAATGGGCGATTCAATCCGACAAAGTACCCAATCAGTAATTGATGCTCAAAATAGTCTGCAAGACATTCGATCGCAGTATAGTCCCCAAACTCAAAGCGCACAATTAGAAACCGAATTGCGCGGGGTAGAAAATCAATTCCGTGACTTGGATAATCAATTATTTGAGCAAGAAAGAGGGCTCACTGATAACATTCAAGGCTTAAATAATCTCTTAGGGCAAATGAAGCCAATTTTAGAAATTCTAAGCACTTCGACTAATCAAGTGGATAAAGAAAGTGCTAGTTTTCTAATGGGATTAATCGGGCGGCTTGAACAGGATAAAGCCACTTATTCAGGGATGTTGAGCGAAATTCAGCAGTTAAGGGGGCAGTTAAAAGAGGGACAAATTGACGCTGAAAACTTTGTTAGAGCGCAAGCTAAACTGAGAACTATTCAATCTGATCTAGAAAGAATTAGCACGGAATTGTCGATCGCTCAAGAGCAAAATAATCTTGAGCAGGAACGAGCGATCGCCTTATTGCAATCTCGGCAACAATTAGAATTAGATTTATTACAAATCGCCCAAGATTTTGAGGGTGAGGATAGAGATAAACGATTAGCTTTGGCTAAAGAACAGGCACGATTAAGAGAAAGAGAAATCGAGTATCAATTCCAATCAAAATCCTTAACTCAGGAAATTGAATTAATTAGCCAACGGTTAGCGATCGCTCAAAGTTTGAGTAATTTAGGCAAAATCAACGAACTGGAATTATTGCAATCCCAGAAACAATTAGAACAAGAAATTCTCGAAATTAAAAAGCAATACCCCAATCTTGCTGACCAAGAGTTGAGAATTAACTTAGCCAAAGAACAGGCGCGGTTAAGGGAGATAGGAATCGAAAATAATTACAACAATCAACGCTGGCAACGGCAGCAAGAATTGTTCGATATGGAAAGCCGAATAACAGAAGCGCGGGCGACAAGATTGGAAAGGTCTGGCCAACCCTTTGAAGCGGCGGCTATGCGAGAGGAATTAGCTTTTAGGGCAGAATTGTTGCGCTACGAGCAGGAAATAGAGGCTATTCGACAACGCTACACCGATCCGGCTGATGAACAAACAAGAGACGAATTAATTAGAAACGCGGGCATTTTGCTGGAATTAAATCTAGAACAGATTGATCAGCAATTTAAAGATTTAGGGGAAACAATCAGAGACACTGCCTCTGGTGCTTTTGCCACTTTTCTAGAAGATACCCTGACTGGAACCAAGTCAATCGGGGATGCTTTTCTCGATATGGCCCAATCAATTCTAAAATCCTTAGCTCAAATTGCGGCACGGATGGCGATCGGGGGACTATTCCGACTGTTAAAATTGCCGATTCCTGGTTTTGCCGATGGGGGGACAATTCCTAATTTTGCGGAAGGGGATACGGTCAAATCCGCAAAAGTTGCGAATTTGCCCTTCGGCAACGCTCAGGGCAATCCTTTTAAGGGAATTCAAGATGCTTTAAGAAAAGAAGGACCGCAGGGAGTGTTAGCGGTATTTACCCCAGGGGAAGAAATTCTTGGTCTTCGCACCGGAGAGGCTCAAAGATATCAAAGATTAAAGGCTCAATTAGGCAAAAATCCTTTAGCTAAAATTGGTAATTTTGCTGATGGGGGTACAATCGGAATTAATGAAAGTTTGTTAGCTGGATTAAATTATGGAATGCCTACTGCTGGCCGCTTGCCTAATAATTTTGGGCAAACTACACAAGTATCAAATTATGGGGGCGATCGATCGGTCACGGTCAATGTGACTGCTCCGAACCCGTCGGCCTTTAACGCTTCCGAGCGACAAATTGGGCGGACAATTGCCGAATATTTATCTAGAGTGTGAGCCAAAATTAAGCCAATTGATTTTTTAAAAGCTAAAACCCTTGATAGATAAGCTTTTCAAAAAAAAATTTAGACTCGAAATCTGCTTTAGGGTCACACCTAACGTGGGTTCAAATCCCACCCTCTCCGTGATTACGCTGATTTGATAAGGCTTTCGGCAATTGATCTTTTATACATAGTTTATCAAGTTTTAGCAAGTTTGCTGATGTGAATTTAAGCCGGGCTTAAGCCAGATGAAAAATTTAAACTCTGCTTTTTTAGCCGCGCTGACGGCGGAAACGCGCACGGTGATCCGGTGCGCTAAGATTGAGCGCCGAGACGGGGAAGTGTTCGGGTTGACGGAATTGGATCAGGATTTGGTCATTGATGGAGTGACCTATAAATCGCTTCATGGTTTGTCCCCAACTGCGATCGCGTCTGATTTGTCTTTTCAGTCGAACAATGTCGAATTAACGGGATTAATTAGCGATAATGGAATTAGTTTGACGGATGTAAGACTTGGATTTTTGGATTACGCAAAAATCCAAGTTTTTTTAATTAACTATCTTGATTTGCCCACGACTTTAAGTGGTAATTCTCCTAAATTTCTACTTTTGCCAGTGCGAGTTATGGGCAAGGTTAGTTATTCTGATGGACAGTTTACGGCTGAGGTAATGGGTTTAAGTCGCTTTCTTGATGCCAAAATTCCTCGGGCAACTTCTCCCAATTGCCGTTATAGTTTTGGGGTAAATCAAGGCTATTCCAAGTGCGCGGTCAACGTGGATAGTTTTGCGACTAATTTGACCGTTACCGATGGCCGAACGGAATTAAGCTTTTTTACCAGTTGGGGAGGTGATAGCGATAGGTTTACTGGGGGAAACCTGATTTGGCTAAGTGGTCCTAATCAAGGGCTAACGGTGGGGATTATAAAACAGTTAGGAAATACTTTTTTCCTGACAGAACCTCTGCCTGTAACCCCCGATCAGGGTCACAATTTTAGGGCGCGACCTAGTTGCCAGAAGACTTTAAACGCTTGTCGCTCTTTCAATAATCAGATAAATTTTGGGGGGGAAGACAAAATCCCAGGATTAGACGCTTATATCTCGATGGAGGATCAAGGATGATTCGTGAGGAAATAATAGCAAGCGCTCGATCAATTATTGGAACTCCTTATCTTCACCAAGGCCGGATTAAAGGGGTGGGGGTGGACTGTGTTGGCACGATTTTGATTGTGGCGAGGGAATTAAATTTAACTCAGTTTGAGATTAGCGGTTATGGACGGCGATCGGAAGGGGTGGAGATGTTTGAGGAATTTGTTAAACAGTGCGGCCAACCAATAGAAAATCCTTTACCAGGGGACATTTTAATGTTTGCTGACAAGGACTGGCGGCATTGCGGTATTTTGGCTTGTAAGGGAGAGGATTTTACTTTAATTCACACTCACCGAATGGCTAAAAAGTGTGTGGAACACTGCTTAGATGATCATTGGCAAACTTTAATTAAAGCGGCTTTTCGGTTTCCAGGGGTTGAATAGCAAAAAACTCTCTTAACCAAGTAAAAGAGTTTTTCAAACAGAACAAATAGACCAAAGTTAGGTGTTTCGTAGCCGCAACGCTATAAAACTCTTTTATTATAACAGTTTTATGTTTGTTGAAGAGAGATTAGATTTAGGAATTACCTACGGCACAACTGCCACGATTACCACTAGCACGGCAATTGTGGAGACTTTTTCTGGTACGGAAACTCGATCAGTAAATTGGGTTTATCCTTTGCTTAAATTTAATATTGGGCAAAAGGGTTGTTTAAATCAGGAGTTAGAATATTTTTTAGCGTTCCATGCCGCTAGAAAAGGGGCTTATGAAGGGTTTAGATTCAAGGATTGGTCGGATTATACTTTTAATACGGTAATCACGCTTAATGCCAATAAACAAGCGCAATTGTTTAAAGAGTATTCTGTGGTGGGGAGTAGTGTTAAACGACCGTTGTTAAAGATTGTTAATGGGGCGGTTTCGGTCTTTGTTAATGAGGTGGCGGTTAGTCAAGGCTGGTCGTTAGATTACAATACTGGGGTGATTACTTTTGCTACAGTGCCAACGGGTACGATTCGAGTATCAGGGGAGTTTGATGTGCCGGTTAGATTTGAGTCTGATAAGATTAATCTTCGGTTTCAGGCTTGTGAGCCGGGTACTGGAAGAAAGCTTTTTAATTGGGAGGGATTGAGTTTAACCGAGATCAAACTTTTGCCTACTATTCCTTTAGCTTTTGATTCAGTTCCTGAATTTTTAAATCATCGAATTGATCTAGGGTACGATTACGATTCAATTGGGGGCAACGAGTTTGCTACTCGGATCGAAAAATTAGTTTCAGGGCATGAAACGAGAATCAGCGAGTGGTCAACAAACCGGGGAAGTTGGGAAATTGGACAGCGAGGCCTGTTAAAATCTGAATTAGAATATTTAATCAGTTTGTTTCGCGTTTGTCGCGGAAAAGCTGTTAGCTTTAAGTATTTTAATTGGCAAAATGAGGGGGAAGTTTTAGTTAGATTTGGAGAAGACGCAATCGCTTTTAGGTTTGATGCTTTTGAAGAAGCAACAGGAAGGGTGATTTTTAATCTTTCGGGTGTGCCTTTGGTTAGTTTATAAGTTTATAATTAAAAATAAAAGTATTTAATATGACAGCAATTCAACAAGTGTTTTCTGGACAAGAAACAAACTATCTTTTAGGGCAAGGAAAATTATTTTTTGCTCCAATTAATTCTATAACTAAACTGGCAGAAGATAAAGCTAAATTTGTAGGCAACGTCCCGGAAGAAGGCTTTAGTATTGCCCCAACGGTTCAAACGGTGCAACACAATGAGTCAATAACAGGAAAAAATCGAAGAGACGCTGTATTTCATCCAGGGCAATCTTTGACGGTAACAGCTAGGTTAGAAAACGTTGACCTTGAAAATCTCACTCAAGCAATGTTTGGAACCAGTTTAAAACTGTTAGAAGCAACTGTTTCTAACGAAATCCACACAGCTTACAAAGGGTATTCTTTTTCTTTGAATCGCCCAAATGTTGGGAATTTAACGATTGTAAATCCAAGTGGGTTAATTTTTAATCAAGATTATCGAGTAAATCTTAAAACGGGAGAAGTGTTTATTCCAGAAAATAGTCAAATTGTTGATGGAAGTTTAGTTACTGTTTATTATACTGCTCCTCCTATTAATAGAATTACTGGTTACACGGGGTTAAATACCGAAGTGTGGGTTAGATTTAACGGGCTAAATATGGCTAACAAATTAAATCCCATTATTGTCGAAATATTTAAGGTGCGATTTAATCCTGCTTCTGTGTTGGATTTTCTTAAAAATGCTTTTCCAGGCACTCAACTGGAATTAATTGGTGAGGCTTTGTACGAACCAAGACTAGAAAGAGTTGCTGATTACGAAGGCGGCATTTTTCGGATTTTTTCAATAGGTAAAACAACAATTATTTCTGATTCTAATAACGAAATCAATCTTCCTAATCAATTTTTAACTTACTGCTCTGGCGTATTGCCAAACAGACCAATAAAAATTGTTAATCTTCCTAATCAATTTACGATATACTGCTTACAAAATATTATTCGTCCCGCAGACCCCCCGCCACCCGACCCCGAAATAGTGCTATTATTATCGGGAAATGGCGATAATAATAGTACCAATATTATCGATAGTAGTTCTAATCCCAAGTCTATTACGACCACTGGAAATGTCAAAATTAGCACAGATCAAAGTAAATTTGGTGGGAGCAGTATTTTAATTAATAGCGGCGTGGTTTACTCTAGTTCCAGCCTTGATTTTGCATTTGGTAGTGAAGATTTTACTATCGAAGGGTGGGTATATTTACTAACAATACCTAGTGGATTCCCCGATCTTTTCCGGACTACTGACAATCTTCTTTTTATCAATTTTCGTCAAAGTGGTGTTTTTGCTCTTACAACCCCTAGCGCTATTATAGCTTCGTCTCCTTCAGCTATTCCACTTAATCAGTGGAGTTATTTCGCGGTAACGAGAAACGGCTCTACTTTTAGGGTATTCCTTAATGGAGTTAGTGGTACGCCTGTTACAGAGCCTAATCTTACTTTTGCTACTAATGCTACTGCAATAAGATTTGGCGACGGAAATGTGCCGTTACGCGCCTATATTGACGAATACCGTATTACTAAAGGTGTAGCGCGTGAAATTACATTACCTACAGCTCCTTTTTGATCTATATCTTTATTATCTCGTTTATAGAAGATTTGAAGATTACTTTATAACAATCCTTGCCTGAGTTTTGTCAATTTTTAATTTACTGCTCTGGTTTTACGATATACTGGCCACAAAAGATTACTAAATAAATTATGCCTTCAGTTATTAACTCAAGATACGGATTTACTACTTACGGGTATCGCACGGCTTTAGAGGAAGGAGTTGTTTATGATACTACTAATTTTTTCTTATTTTTAGATGGAATTGGAATTACTTCAACTCACAGGGCTTTTTGGGATAATCCTAATTATTTTATAAATTTGCGATTTCCTGCGGTTGACACTGATTTACTATCTTTTGGGGCGGTAACTGGCGCGCAAATAACGCCAACAAGCCGGTTAGTTATTCTAAACTCTTCCTATCCTAGTTTTGCCAATTTCCTTTCCCACACGGCACAAACTTATGCTTTAACTAACGATCGCGGTAGTATTGGTGTTGGTGGACAAAGTCTTCCCCCAAACTATTTTTATGCCATCGGTGACAATAAAGGGATTGCTACTTTTGCTATTACTGACAATAGCAACAGCTACGTATTTCAATATTTTGGTTATTGCGACGATCCCGCAAGCATTGCTACTTATGGAAATACCAACTTTTATCCTTTAGATTATGTCAGTGGATATTGCGATCAAAATAATCCCGCAACTTTTAAGAGGCAAAAACGAATCAAGACAATCACTGCTGATTGGGGCGGGGAACAAGGTGTTACCGTTAAAACTTCAATAAATTGCGCCACTGTTACTCCAGGGGCTAACGCTTCCGACGTTATTTTTTTGGATAACGGTGTTACAGATTATGGCACTAATTATCCTTTAGGAAAAGCGCGTCCTTTTCTACTTTATACTTCTCAAAATTTGCCTGTAAATAGCCTGACACAAGTGGCTGGCAAAACAACAGGAAACGAATTTTATTTGATCGTAGCAACCGTAAATGGCGGCGGAAGATTGATGATGCCAATTATTACCGAAAATATTACTATGAGTGGCTCTTCGGGAATTGTTATGCAAATAATTAACTTAGATCCCTAAAAGTTCTTAACTATCTAATAATATTTTGCTGGCAATAAATTACAGATTGATTAAGAAGAATGACAATTTTTATCGGTCTGGTGGGCAAAATGCCTAAACAATAATTCACCGATTGATTAAAAACCAAATCTTCTTCAAGTCCATAAATTCCAAAATTGGGGCGAAATCTTCTGGGATTTGATTCACGGAAAAACATTAAACATCCTCAATTCCCATAATAATTATATCAAAATCGGTGGCTGTTTGTGTTTTGGCTAAAATTTGATCGCCTGCTTCTAAGATTAAATCAAAGATTTCGGCTGTAGTATTAGCGGCTAAACTGCGACCGTTCCAAAGATTTTTGGTAATATTTAAGCTACTATCTTTAATCTGAATTGTGACACCGTTAGCAGTCGATCCAGCTGCTATGCTTATTCTGGTGATGCGGGTAGTTGCTCCAATGGGGACGGTGTATTGAGTGGTTAAAGAAGTGCTTAGAGTTGCTATTCCTAATATTCGTGCTAATTGCATAATTTATCCCCAAAAATAAAATAATCGCCAATCATCTTTGGTTAATCCAGTTATAGTAACATCTACTCGATCGCTCCCTGGATTATCAACAGCCGTAACATTTGTCCCGATAAAGTTTAGGGTAGGCCGAGCTGCAATTACCACCCCCTCATCCTGAATTGTTGGGGGATTAATTGTAATATCGACTCGATCGCTCTCAAAGTTATCAGTGGCAGCAACATTTGGACCGATAAAGTTGAGGGTCGGTCTTGCACCTACTAAATTCCCCTCATCTTGAATTGATAGCAGCGACGCATCGTTAACAATTGTAAAGTCAACGGCACTGACCCCGACTCCTAACGGGGCTGTGACTCTGATTTTTCCCGTAGTGGTTCCGATGGCTACTACTGCGGTGAGGGTAGTATCGCTGACCACGGTAAATTGAGCGGGGACATTATTAAAGCTGACCGCCGTGGCTCCGGTAAATCCCAGTCCCGTGATTGTCACGGTAGCTCCGATCGCCCCTTGTCGAGGCGAGAAATCGTTAATCGCCACCTGAAAAGCTTTTCCCTGAAAAAGTAAAGTCACTGGAGCAACATCGGCTAGAGTCTGGCCAGGGGATAGGGCTTTAAAGTAGAAGGTTTTTCCGATGTCTGATCGTTGGGCGGGGAGATTTAATTTGTACCCGGAGAGGAGATAAAAATTTTCGTTAGCGGCGTGGGCTTGGGGAGTGCCACGGGTAAAAGGAGCGGTTAGCTGGTAAATTCTGTCACTTCCCTGATTGCCGGTTAAAGTGGCATTCTGAAAATCTAAAATTTCTGAGCCAAGCAAGGCGCGGTTTTTCCCTTCCAGGAATAAAGCCGTAGAAAGTGAGGCAAGGGAAGCGTGGAAGGGGACGCGGATATCTACGGATGTACCGTTGAAAATAGTTTGAGCGGTTCCAAAGGTAGAGCGAGTGATAAAAGTGCCGGCAAATTCGTAGGTCACGCCTAAATCAAGCGACACATAAAGCGTTGCATTTCTCCAATTAGCATCGCCATCGGCAAAGGCATAAATCCCAGGGGTATCGGTGGGGTAGGCGAGGGGAATATCTAGCACTCTTAGAGTTGTGGGGGAAACAATCGGGAGCGAGGTATCTCTGGGGGGGGTAGGGGGGAGGGGGGAAAGGGAGGAGTAATCGGGGTCGTCGGGGGCGCTGTTGGTTTCGGACCATCCGTAGATTAGGGGATTGTAGGCTTTGGTTTTTGCCTGTAGAAGATGGTTAGCACCGTAGGAAAGAGATTCTATCTGCAATTGTTGAGATTCGCTACCGTACAATTCCACCTCGATCACGTCCCCGGCTTCTAAGTTGACATATCTGGGGGGTAAGGAAAAATCCTGAGTTCGTGCGCTTGTCCAGATTCTCCAAAGGGTGCGATCGGCTATTGTTTTGGCTTCTGAAGTGCTTAGAGCGCCGGTAAAATCAATACTTTCTACGCGGGTATGATCCGCCCCTGGAAAAATTACGGATTGAGAAACATTTGGTTCTAGGTTGCGATCGATGTCTAAAAACTTGATCTCAACCCGTGAGGGTAACTGGGTTAAGTCTGGCCGGCTTTCTCGCCACGGTCGGGGTCGTTCGCTGTTTTCTTCATGCGCTCCCATTAATCCCACTGGAATAGAGGCACTGGCAGTAGGGCGAAATTGCGTCTGGAATCGCAATTTCGCCCCAGTGTCGATTAAGTCGAAAAAGTGGATTTTCTGCAAGGCTTGCAGTTTTTCGGCGATAGTTCCTTCAGAATTGGTTTGAAAACCGCGAACGTCGATGTTATTTAATTCAGATACCTCAATATCATCAGATACTAAATCGCTTGATTGTAGGCAAATATCGGAGATTACCTCAGATAGCTTAGGGCTACCATTGCGGACGATTGCGGAACACTGGGGATAGGAGTTGCCAAATTCTTCTAGGGGAATTCCTTCCCCAACGATATAGGATCGGCCACGGTAAGCGAGGGCAGCATCGCCTAATTCAGCAGATAAAAGCGAATCTACGGTTTGATTGTCGCTGCCATTGTAAACTCGGATTGAGCCGCCCTTAGAACTGATAATCGGATCAGTGGCTCCATCCTTATAAACTAGCTTGGAATTAAAGCGAATTTCCTTGACTTCCGTGGATTTAGTGCAAAGTAAAAAAGCAAAATTGCCAAAATAAGTGTAGGTTTCGGTAGTGGTGGAGTTGCGCGGCCCTTTTCCTTGACTTTCAGTTTCGACGCTGACGACTTCCTCTGGGGGAAAAGTACCAAAGATTAAAATCCCTGATACTCTCCCCAATCCCCAAACGTCGGAAATAATGTCACCGTAGCTACCCCGTGGCTCGGTAAAATTATCTATTTTTCCCTGTTGTACTTTTTCGTTCCGACTTGGTTGCAAAAGTGCCGAAACACCAGTTAAGGCTAGGCTAATAGCGGCACTGATTAAAATTTCTGCGGTCATTATTTTGTGATATTATAGTTATATTCCTTAGACCCCCTAATTCTCAGAAGCAATTCTGGGAGTTTTTTTTATGAATAAAGAAAAAATAAAAGAAAAGTTAGTTAAGTTGTTGCTCTTGATTAAATATTTACCTGCTCAAGGGTTAGATGAGGCTATTGAAGATTTAGAGAGAATTACTAAGTTTTATCAAAAATAAGCTTTGCGCTCCGAGATACGCAAAGCTTGCAACCTGTAAACTCAGGTTTATTATATCAAATTATTTGGTTTTATTAAAAAATCAATGTAATCGCCCAAGTAAGGACCATAAAAAGAACTTTTATTCCAATTACACTCAGGGTTAAGCTCTGTCTCAACAATCAAAACGTGAGGCGGGTTGCCTGATATTGATAACATTTCACAAGTCAGCCACGTATTGTCAACCCAAAAAACTTTCGTTACATCCAAATTATTTTTTTCAGATTGCATTTTTTACTCCTGTCATATCAAATTATTCAAACCAGACAAACCTGTGATGGCAGTCTTGACAATAAAATTGCTGATTTCCTGCCTTAGTATCGGGTAATTGATGAAGATTTTTACTGTGGCACTTAGGACAATGTTTTCCCTCTGGGGGGAGCAATTCTCCCGCTTCCAAACACCGATAAACTTTATAAACGGCGCGGCGAATGTGTTCTTGTTGCACGCCTAACTTTTCGGCTAATTTTTTATTAGCCTTATACCGATAAAGCCGGTGCTTTTCGGTAAGGGGAAGCGGAAGCAGCCCGTAATGATCAGCCCACACCCGATAAATGTGGGCTTGGCGAGATGTAATCATTTTGATTCCTTATTTGGCAGAAAAATTACCTCACTGTCACCATCGTCATAATCTCCCGTCTTTACTGATTTGACAGTGCTTCTAAAGTGCAACCCTTTTACACTGTGGTACTCGCGGACTTCTCCATAATATTCAGCTACTTCTCTATCGAGACTTCCAAATAAATAGCGATGCTTGCTATCTGGCAAATTACCGCTAACTCCCCGATAAACAATAGGGTAAATTTGCCCATATTTCTCAATTGCTAGTGGCAAAATTTCTAGAATAAAAATGCGATCAGGAGATTGCATGAATTTGTTATTATCATGCCCAGATATACCAGCGCATCCGATATGCTGTAAAAATCGATGAATCTGATAAACGTTAGTAAATAAAATGGTTTCATCTTCTGGAACTTCAGCGAGACTAGAAGCTTCCAATATCTCGTCAGTATCAATCTTTTTGTACCAATAAGTAAAAGGGTATCTAGGGTAATTCACTTGATTTGTTCTCTTGTGTGTGTCAATGTGGTTGTTTGACTGTGCCACTTTTAAGCACTGGCACGATGAGAGAAACGATAACATACTTCTTGATAAGAAATACACTGAATTTCTCCTTTGATATTTTCAAATACCCAGTAATCCCCATCGCTATCTTGATAAATTGAATTTAAATCAATGGGGATTTCAAAAGTTGCTGACACCTCTCCTTTTTTACCTTCAAATTTCCGACTTACAGGCTCGATAAATTGTTTTTTGTAGCCACCATATTTAAGATCTCTTTCGCTAGATATTTTAGCGATCCACGCTTTCCAAGCTCGTTTAGGAGTTTCAAGGGTAAGAGTGCGAGTTTTGGGTAGTTTTTTAAAGGCTACGATCACATTTTTTTGAAGCTGTTCAATGGCGGCTTCTACTGCTAATATTTTAATCACTAATTTAGCTCTAGCACGACTGCCACGAGTGACTCGTAGCTGAGCGTTTAATTTGTTTAATTTGGTTTCTAGCGTGTTCACTTTAATCTCCTATTTGTCCATGCTTTAATCTAATCACCTATTTTTATATCGCAGGGGTTAGATTATGCCACTATCTCAAGTGTCATACTTCCATCGATGGAACGGTAGAGACTGCTATCATGTCACAGCTTAGACCAGATTCGGTGCATGGCAATCGCATCAATATATTTCTGGTAATGCTCCACATGAATATCAATTGAGTGACCCATCCACTTAGCGGCAATAATTCTACTGAAAACTAAAATTTAAACCAGTCAACTGTTGTTTTAGGTTTTGGCAGTGTCGTCCAGTCGATAACTTTACTAAGTTCAGCAATTAAGATTGTTCGATTCCATCGTTGTTTTGGAAGTCCATATTCAAACGCTAATTTTCTTAATTCGGACATTTTTAGAAAACTTAATCGATAATGGGCTATATTTTGTAGCATATTTTTACTTCTGTTTATTTGTTAATGATAGATAATAACTAAATCGTGGGGGTTAGATTATGCCACTATCTCAAGTGTCACAGTTATAAATTTTTTAATAAATTCTAAAATCACATTTATTATTTCTGTGATTTTAGGAATCAGGCTAGTTAAGTCTTTTCGTAATTTATCTGGATAATTATCATCTTCGATAATAACCTCTGCTTTTTTGTCTATTGAACTGATCTGAACCCAAGCTTCGAGCATATTTGGTTCTTGCGTTTGATACAGTAAATAACCATCAATCTTAACCTCAAAGTCGTTATAAATGTCAACAATAAAATAATTTTCCTGATCTTTAATAATACCGCGTATGCGGTAGCATTTTTTTTCAAAGCACCACTTACCTAAATAAAAGTTTTGACAAAAATCGATAATTTCTCTTTCATTAATTCCATCAAACAAATCATTTAATCTAGTTTCGATAATCATGGCTGCAATGTTTTTTAGTTTTTGTGGGTTTTTTTGTAGTAGTCTTAATCCCGTTTTCATGCTTTAATCTAATCACCTATTCCCATATCATAGGAGTCAGACTATGCCACTATCCGAATTGTCCACTTCCATCGATGGAACGGTAGAGACTGCTATCATGTCACAGCTTAGACCAAATTCTGTGCATCGCGATCTCATCAATATATTTCTGATAATGCTTGACATGAATATCAATTGAGTGACCCATCCACTTAGCGGCAATGCTGGAATCTATCCCCAAGACGGCGCACCGAACGGCGTAAGCATCGCGGAGACTGTAAGGAACCACGCCGAGATTCCTTTGCTTGAATCCCACGGAAATTTTATTGCCTAGAGAGGTGTTGGATAGTTCCCCCTCTAGATCAAAGTTGGGAAAGTTGCCATTGGCAAGGTCAAATTTTTCGAGCCAATGGGCCGGCACGGGATAAACCAACCGCGCCCCTGATTTGGTATCCTCGGAAATCTTGATGACTGGGAGTTTAGAAAGATCAAGATGAAATAATTCATGGGGTCGCAGGCCATAGGTAGCCAAAATTCCAAATATCCAGCGCCAACTGGGATTAGTGATGCTTTCCCAAATTCTTTCGATTTCTTCATCACTGGGAATATAGCGATCGCTTTTTGGTTTGTATTTGCCC